CCACCGCATCGGCATGACGAACCCGACCCCCGAACAACTCGCCCTCGTCTGGAACGTCGGCTGGACCGCCGCCCGCAGCCGTTCCTTCCGCCCGAACGACTACGCCCTCCGCGTCGCCAATGTTTTTGATTCGCTTGGAAGATGAACCTCGTCAGAACCTTTGACCATGGGACGCATCCTAGTCGCAGCAGACCCCGGTCAGAGCGGAGCCTTCGTCTGGTCGAAGGACGGCGAACCTGAGATCACCTGCGACAAGATGCCGACGACGGACGTGGAGGTCGCGCAATACATCGCCGACCTTTCCATCCGCGCAAAGGACGTCGAGCTCTATCTCGAGGAGCCGTCCCTCACCGGCTACGGCCCCGGCATCCCCGGATACTCCATCGCCCGTCTCGCCCAGAACTTCGGCATGATCTACGGCGCCGCCGTCGCGCAAGGGTTCATCATCCACCGCGTCAAGCCTCAGGCATGGCAGGCCGCCCACTCGCTCGGCCAGAAGAAGGACCACGGCAAGAAGTGGAAGCACCACCTGAAGGCCCGCGCGCTGGAACTCTACGGAAGCCGCATCGACGTGGCCCTCTGGAACGCCGACGCCCTGCTGCTGTACCATGCCGCCGCCCGTGGCGCCATCAATTGACCTTTCCCATTATGAAGAAACCCGCACCCTCCAACATCCCCGAGATGAAGGCCTACGCCGTCATCCCCGGAACCCGCTACATCCTGCTGCCTGACGGCCTCGTCGCCAAGCCCCTGACCAAGACCATCAAGGCCGCCGGCCCCGCCTACAACCTGGTCATCGACGGCAAGGTGCGGCAGGTGTCTCTGTCGGTGCTTCAGTCCTGCATGGGCAAGGCCGACATCCGCGACCTGATCAACAAAGACTGACCTCCCCTTTCCCTATGCCCAAAGAAACCAACACCCCCACCGCCGCCTTCGTGGCCGCCCTCAAGGCTCTCCACAATCCGAAGGCCAACGCAGTCAACCCGGCCTTCAAAGCGAAGTACGTCAAACTCGACGCGCTGCTCGACGGCATCAAGGAGGGCTTCGCCGATCACGACGTGGCCCTGGTGCAGTATGTCATCAGCGAGGAGAACAAGGTCGGCATCGTGACCTTCCTCCAGCACGGCGCCTCCGGCGAGACTATGCCTAAGGAACCCAAGGCTGTTATGGTAAACGTGCAAGGCATCAACGAGCAGCAGCTCGGCTCCAAGGTGACTTATCTCCGGCGCATGACGGCCTCGACTTTATGCGGCATCAGCGTGGATACGGACGACGACGGCGCCGCGGCATCACGCCCGGTCGGCCCTGCCTCTGGTCGCCCCTGGTCTGCCTTCATACCCGCCGACCTTACCGACAAGGCCAAGGCCTACGTCGTCAACAAGGGCTGGCTAAAGGACGGCCAAGCGCTCGCCGACCTCCCGCCTGAGCACGTCGCCACGATCCTCGGGAACCAGACCGCTTTCCTCAACGTCATCCGCCGATGAGCACCGACCCATTCGACCCCATCAACGAGGCCATTCGGAACCTGCACAACCAGAACCTCGTAACCGCCCAGGAGGCCCGCATCCGTCAGCTGGAGGAACGTCTCGAGACCCTGCGTGAAGCCGGCGACGCCCTGGCCTATTGCTTCCGCCACGCTCAGTCCGTATCCCCCGAGGAGCTCATGGACGCCATGCGCGAATGGCAGGAGGCCCGCAACCATGGCTGACAATAACGAGCAGTTCTTCTTCGAGGCCCTCAAGGCCGCCGAGGCCCGCTGCGAGAACCAAGCCAAGACCATCGGCGATTTGCGCTACGCTGGGAACGAACTCTGCCGCGTCATGGAGGACATCCTCGGCTCCGGCATGGTGACCTGCCAGATTTCCCGCGCCGTCATGACCGCCACGGTCGCCAAATGGAAGGAAGCCCGGTTCGGACGATGAGCCGCCTGAAGCAACGCCCACGCAAGGCCGCCAAGCGCGGTCTGACCCGCTCCGAACAGGACCGCGTCATCGTCGCCAAGCACCGTGACCAGGAACGCTGGGAACACCTGTTCCACCCTGACCGCAACCGCTGGAAGCCCGCCGCATGAACGACCTCCCCAAAGGCATCGCCACGATCGCCAAGACCGTCCCCGGGCAATACGCCCTGCTCCTGTTCCTCGACGGGTATCCTTACGTCGAGTTCACGGCCCGCAAGTCGGCGGACTTCCTGACCGACCTCAACGCCTGGAAGCGCAAGAGCCTGCCCGTCTTCGCCCGCTCCGTCGTGCGCTTCTTCACGCTCGCCCCGTCCGGCGAAATCAAGGAACTCCACTTCTTCAAATGACCAACCGCGACCACATGAGGAACCTCCTCACTCAGCTGACCGGGGAGATCGCCGCCATGCGCTCCTCGTCTTCGACCGAAATCACCGCCGACTCCGCCAAGCTGGAGGACGCCATCGACGCCGCCAAGGAGGAGGCCTTCGCCCTCGACCCGGACGCCATCGAGGAGGCCTACCACGTCAAACCCATCTACGACCGCATCAAGGTGATCGTCGCCCATGAGCGCGTCCTGCGGAACCAGCTCGACCGCATCGCCCTCGCCGCCGACCACGCGCTCGACATTTGCAATCGACTCTCCGCCCAGGTCGAGGAAGAGTCTCCGCCCGAGGACGACGCCCTCTGAAACCTTTCCACCCCACACGCACATGCAAATCCCAGACCGACAGACCTACGACAAGACGGAAGCCCTCAACTACAGCGGAGCGAAGGCCCTTCTGATTTCCGGCCTCCACTATCAGCAGTACCTGAAGCGCGACCAGGAACAGACGCCCGCCCTCATCCTCGGCTCGGCCATCCATTGCGCCGTCCTGCAGCCCGACCTCTACGCTTCGCTTTACGCGACGGCGCCGGAGGGCATCGACCGCCGCACGACGGCCGGCAAGGCCGCCTGGGCCGAGTTCGCCACCCTCAACGCCGGCAAGACCATCCTCAAGGCCGAGGACGCGCTGACCGTCGACCAGATGAGCGTCGCCGCCCGCGAGCTGCTCGCGAAGCACAAGGTCACCATCGCGCGCGCCGAGGTGATGTACGCCGTCGACTACTGCGGATGCCCGCTCAAGTCGGCCATCGACCTGATCAGCGAGGACGGGTATATCTGGGACCTCAAGAGCTGCCTGGACGCCTCGCCCAAGGGCTTCCTCGCCGCCGTGCGCTCGTTCCGCTACAATCTACAGCAACACTTCTACCGCACGGTCTACGAGATCGAGACGAAGGAACGCCCCCGCGGCTTCCGCTTCGCCTGCGTCGAGAAGGAGACCATGGCGACGGCCGTCTATGAGCTCGGCCCGGAACTGACCTCCTACGCGATCGCCGACTTCGAGAAGGCCGTGACCCTCTACAAGTCGTGCTCCGCCCTGGGCGAGTGGCCCGGTTACTCCGACGAGGTCCAGACCATCGACCTCAACGCCCCCGCCTCCGCCGCCACCCCTATCAACTTCGCCTAACATGGAACCCAACAACGAACGCCCGCCCCTGACCGACATTTCCGTCAGCGGAACATATAAACTCAAGATCTTCCCGATGAAGTTCGGCAAGTTCTACCCGGACACCGACCGCGAGACCGGCAAGCCCACCGGCACGATCTCCTACAAGGTGTTCTTCTGCGACGACAAGGGGAACTGCCTGTCGAAATACTTCAGCAGCCGAAGCCCGAAGGCCCTCAACCTCCTCCGCGCCAAGTTCGGCGGCGGCTGGGCCGAGGACAAGGACCTCCTCCGCATGGACTGCACCGAGGCCGAGTTCATCGAGTTCATGCGTCCGGCCTTCCTCCAGACCTGCCTCGTCGGCGTCGAGGTCACCGACAAAGGCGTCGGCCCTACCGGGCGCAAGAAGTACGCCTACAGCCTGACCTACCCCAAGGGCAGTCAGAAGCCCGTCGTCAACGACCGCCCCGCCATCGACGAGTCGAACCCTCCCTTCTGATGGACAACCGCCTCAAGCTGCGGCAGGGCATCATCGAGGCGCTCATCAAGGCGCCCGACCTGTCCCATCGGCGCATCCGGCGCAAGCTGGGCATCTCCGCAAGGCAGGTCCGCATCGCCGCCAAACTAGCCAAGCGAGCCAGGGCCGCGCAGGCCTCGGCCGAATGACCACCATGGCCGCCCCGACGCTCGTCCTGATCTCGGGGTTCGCCCGCGCCGGCAAGGACTGTCTCGCCTCGGGAATCCTCGAATGGGCCAAGCGACCATCGCGCAAGACCAACTTCGCGGACTACCTCAAGGACGCGGGCAACGATTTCCTCTGGTCGCTCAACCTCGAAGGGGACTTCCATAACGAGTCCTTCAAAGTGAAACATCGGGACGTGCTCGTGACCCTAGGCCGTTTCGCCCGTTCCCTCAACGTCAACGTCTTCGCCGAGAACCTCGCCAACTTCACGCCGATACAGATGACGCCCGGAGAGGTCGCCCCGGAGACGGTCGTGGCAAGCGACCTTAGGTATCTCAACGAGGTCCGCGTCTGCCAGGACATCCTCTGGGAGAAAGGCTGGAAGGTCCGCACCGTGTTCGTCTCGACGGCCGGAGTCGGCCCCGCCAACGACGAGGAGCTGGACAGCATCTGCGAGCTCAAGGCCGAACACACCTTCGACCAGGAGTTCGTCTTCGCCCCAAACTCCCGGCAGCAGATCATGAACGAAGGCAGGCATCTGGCCCTCAGCTGGAACCTATGAGCGACAGGCCGGCCCCACGTCGCCTCACCGAAGAGGATTACGCATGGGCCGCCTCCGTCGGCATCTCCCGTGAGCGCGCCGACTTCCTCGCCTCCTGCCCGTCCAACATGAAGTACGGCAACGCCGAGCGCCCGAAGTACGAACGCCCGCCGCGTCCCAACCGCAACATGCAGAAACTCGGCAACCTCTACTATTTCCGTCTCCGCAAGGCCGGCCTGGACATACGCGAGACCCTGGGCGAAGACCTGGCCGAAGCCCGCAGGAGACGTGACGCGCTCCTGAAGATGCACGACAACCCGAACCCATCCCCTAGACACGCGCATGAGTAAACTGACCAAATTCATCTACGCCTCCGACAGTCACGGCGACATGGCCGACCCGGAGGCCTTGGCCGCCCTGTACGAGTTCACCAAGGACTTCGGCGGGAGCAGCGTGGTCAAGATCGCCGGCGGAGACCAGTATGACTTCCGATCCCTCCGCAGGGGAGTCGGGACCGACAAAGAAAGCGCCGAGTCGCTTCAGTCCGACATCGACGAGGGGAAGCAGTTCTTCGACCGCTGGCGTCCGAACGTCTGGCTCTGGGGTAATCACGAGCACCGCCTCGACGCCGCGCAAGGCGCCGGGTCCGCCCTGGTCCGCGACTACTGCCAAGGCGTGAAGGACCACATCAACGCCCACGCCCGCAAATGCGGAGCCAAGACCATCCTGCCTTATCACTCAGACAAAGGCGTCTTCCGTCTCGGCCCTATCGCCATGATACACGGCTACGCCCACTCTGAGCGAGCCACCGTCGTCCAAGGTCTGCATTACGCTCCCTATGGCGGCGCCCTCATCCACGGCCATACCCACAACCTCGCGAGCATCGCCTTGACGAAGCACGGCGGCGGCAACGCCTTCTCCGCCGGCTGTCTGTGCCGGAAGGAGGACATGACCTACAGCGCTCAGAGGCTCGCGACGGCCAGATGGGGCTCCGGCTTCGTGGCCGGGTTCGTGACCGCCGGCGGAGACTACAAGGCGTGGCTCGTCCACAAGATGGGCAATCAATGGATCTGGACGAAAGACCTCAAGACCTTCACCCCTTGGCGGGGCTGTAATCGCTATTCCCTTGGGAGGGTCTGGTGGTGGTCTGGGGGGCGGTGACCTCCTCTGGGATGGCGTACTCCCATCGTACCACCCCTTTCTGGCGGGCGTGGCGGATGGTGATTTCGTTCGCGAACTGGTCGGCGTGGTCCTTGAGGCCGGCGCGGCCTCGGCGCTTGGTCAGGGCGAACTTGAAGATCGGCTCGTCCCCTTGGCATCTTTGCAAACACGCTATCTCCCTCGCCCAGTTCGTGAGTTCGGAACTTCCACTTCCTGCATATGCTAGGTCCGATACGGTCTGACCCCCCCTGTCCTTGGCCGACCTGGGCTTGGTCGTATGGTGGACCACCATGAAGACGGCGCCG